ATCTGCCGTGCGCCGTTCAGAAACGGATAGTTGGGATCGTTCCTGTTCCAGCAGCTGAACTGATACGGCTTCTGGCAGACGCCGGTATAGCCCTCGCCCCACCAGGATCTATCGTTGCCGTCGTCCACCCGGTTGCGGATCGACCACGCCACGGCCACCATTCCGGCCAGCCCTTCCCCGCGCGCCTCGCCCCACAGCGTGCGCGCCAGCACATCGCGATCTTTTTCGGTAACCGTCATTCACTTTTCTCCAGGCGTAAAAAACCCCGAACGGGTCGGGGTCTTGGTGTATGAGGTGAATCCGCCGAGCCTGACGCCCAGCCAGAAAATTGCCGCTCGCCATCGCGCGGTGCCATCGCCTGTAGTGAGTGCGCGATAGAACACGGCATCGCACTCGGCGCGTGGCAGCATGCCCACGGTGTAAAGCCAGTCATGCAGGATCGCCGCACGCATGCCGTACCCGGCGAGCAGGCCGTATAACGCCAGAGTGACGATCGCCACCACCAGCAGTGCGGCCGCCAGCCAGCCCCAGGCAAACACCCATCCCACCAGCGCGCCGATGGCAGCCCACCGGCAAACCTCGCGCAGGATGCGGATCGAGGCCAAGTCGCTGTAGAAGTCAGAAGGCACCACCAGGGGACCATGAAGCGGATCGCCGAACGTAAGCGCTTCCTGCGTAGCGACATCCCAACGGCTGGTGAAGCGCACAGCAAGGTGAATATCGAACTTGCCGATCAGGATCATGACGGCCAGCCCTCCTCAATCAGATCTGCCGTGATGTTGCCGGCGGCTGCCGCCTCCAATAGAGCACCCTCCCGGTCGTAGCACGTCTGAACGTAGCGGTAAGCCTGCTGACCGATGTCGATCATCTCGGCATTACTGGTGGGCCGGCTCACGATCTGGCCGGTGGCAAGCTCAAGGCATTTCCAGACAGCGCCTTCTTCGCGGAAGCCGGCGCGCGCCGCTGACCAACTGCTGCTGATCTTTGCTTGGCTGTCGCGCTCGGTATCGATGCCGAAGCCGTTCCAGGCGAAACCGGCTATCTCGGCCTTGTAACGGCGGTCAGCAATCAAGGCCGTCCAGTCTGGCGCCGATTCGGAATCCGGATCAGGCGCATTAGCCAATTTTTCCCATCCCGCGCCGGTCCAACGCGCTATCTGGCCTCCAGTCAGTTTCGGGGGCGCAGTCGGCGTGCTGCGCAGTGGAAAGGGGCCGCCCTCTTCCACCTCTTTGCTCGCAACATAAATACCTTCCTCATTCCAGATATAAGCAATCATGCAGCCTCCTTCGCCTTAATATAGGCACCCAGGCCTTTGTAGGCGATGACGTTTGGAAGTTGGAAAAGCGTCGTATTGTCGTAAGGCGTAACTGCGTTTGATCTGGTCAACGCAGTTAATCCGGATGCCAAGACATCAGATCCCGACATCACAATTATCTCAGTATCATTACCCGATGGAAGTTTGGTCGTTACCGCCGAGATAACAGACCATGTGATTGTATTGTCCCGACTGACAAAAACTCTTCCAGTCCCTGCGGCGAAATACCAGGCTCCATTACCATCAGTTCCTCCCATCCTCGCGACGGTACCGCCACCCGTAATAGGCACAGCCTGCCAATCAGACCCAAAGTTGTAACTTTTAAGAAGCCCTGCCGAGGATCCGGACGCCACATAAAAGCTGAGTAGCCAAATCCCTTTTTTATCAGTGACTACATCATAAACATTTGTGACGTTCCCCACGGAGTTGCTGACGCTTTTCAGCGTAAAGCTTACGCCGTTGTTGACGCTTACAAACGCGCCCCCACCGCTGCCAATCATCCAGTTCCCCAGTCCATCGGTTGCAACGCCTCCGGCAGAACCCGACCCCTGATTTAGGACGACGCTCCAAGTCACACCGTTGTTATCGGACCTGATAGCAGTGGCACTGCTCGTACCTCCCACCGCCAACCACGTACCGTTTCCATCGGTAGCTATTCTTACCGGCAGTCCAGAGACTCCTGACGAAACGCGGGTCCAGGTCAAGCCGTTGTCCGTACTACGCAGGGTGAACCAAGAGAGCGAAGACAGATAGCCGATGCCGATCCAGATACCTTTACCGTCAGAAACAACGTCGTACAGGCCGGCCCCCGTAGAGCCATTCAAGGCGGCGGAGACGGTGACGGAACTCCAGGTTTTTCCGTCATCTTCACTTCGGTACAACGTGGAGGTTTGCGCGTATGGCGCTGCCATCAATACCCGGTTTTTTCCTATGTTAATCCGCTGAAACTGTACCGGGGTCGTCGCAACGGCGGCCCAGCTGTCTCCTGCTTGCGCACCTAGCAAACCCACTTTGGCAAACAGCTCTGGATAGGCCGATTGCAGGTAAAGCCCACCCGTGAGCGGCAGAAACGTGCTGTCGATTGGACCCGCTGCTTGCAGTACTTCCCCAATACGATGCCGAGGCCGCCATTGAATCGAAGTGCCGTCATCGCTCACGGTGAACACGTAACCCTTCTTGTTTGTGTAAGACGCAATGCCCACCGCGGCCCGTGCGGCGTCTGCGATGATCTGGGCTTGATCCCTGATTGCCGCAGTCTGCTCCTTTACCTGACCAGCGGCGGCGACCTGCGCTTGCCCGTTGGTGGTGGCGAGTTGAGCTTGCTCCGCTGCAAACTGAACCTGTGCCCGGCCGTTGGCTGTAGCGAGGCGTGCCTGCTCGGCAGCCAATGTCACCTGAGCCTTTGCCAGATCGACCTGCGCCTGACCGTTAGTCGTGGCGTCGGACGCAGACTTGGCCGCCGCGACCTTTGAATCGTTTGCAGCACTCGCCGCTTTTTGCGCGTCCGTCGCGCTTTGGGCGGCCTGCTGCCGGTAGTCATTTACGGCGGTGACCTGCTGGCCGATCCAGATCAGGGAAAGATTGATTTCCGGAATGGACTTTTGCTGCGCAACTACCGTCGCATCGGCCTTGATGTTGTAGGTGTCCTCATCATCAGTCAGCAAAGGTGGATCGGGCAGCAGTGTTAGTTGTGGGACAGCCATTAGTTCAGGCTCCTGACAGAAAGGTTTTGTGTGCCCATGCCATAGGTAGGAAGGCCAACGCTCAGGTCTTCGTATGTTCCGGCGATGATCGTGTAGTCGAGCTCAACAGCACCCACGTAAAGCGCTGCGGTATCGCTCAGATCATCAAGCGCGTGCAGGGCGCTGGATATCTCGTCGCCCTCCATCACGATCTGATAGTTCACGAGCCTGCGCTTGCCGTGCTTGGTCATCTTGATGCTGCCGTCAAACTCTTCTTTGACGGTGGTGTAATTCTTCCTGCCCAGAGAAGTGTCATACACCGCCGTGCCAATGACCTCGGACCAGCCGAGGATAAGCATCCCTACCTGGGCGGTACTGCCGGGCGCATTTATGATTACCCGCACGTCAGCGTTGCTCGCTGGTGGCAGGTCCAGAATCGCGACGTTGTCCCGTTTAGCGAACTTGCCGAAGAAAAACTGGTACCAACCCACCCCTTTCTTTTTCGACATAGCGAAGGTTTGGTCGTAGATCGGATCAGCCGTGCCGGGCATCGTCACCACCACGCGAACGCTGGTCGCCGCGACGCCTACCAGCCCCATGGCGTTTACACGCCTGCCGGGCCTGATCGTGAGGTCGATGCTCTCCGGGTTTGAGGTGAAGGTACCAATCCCCCAGGTATTGCCGATTTGCTTGTTGAACATCCGGTACTTGTTGACCCAGCCCACGATCATCCATACGGCCGGCGTTGCTGTATCCGTGACGGGATTACGGTTTGTGTGATCAGCCAATACCTCGTAGTTGATCCGCTCAACCGTCACCCGGTCGCCGATTTTGTACGCGGTAGCCGAGTTCCACGCCCCATAATCCATATCCGATAGCGAACTCTTCACCAGGCGCGCCGGAGTGATTTCCAGCGCCGGTACCACAATCATCTTGCTCATACAGTCGCCTTTGTCTGGACCACACCCACCACTTGAGTGCCTACTTCAGCGAGCTGGCCGGTGTTGTCGCTGGTTTTGCGCGCGTGGTCGGCGATCACGGCGAGGCCGTTGCGGATCTCATCACGGAGCGCTCTCAGCTCAGCAATGGTTGCGGCATCGGAACTGCTAACACGCGCAGCGCTCGGCGCAGAGCCGGACCGTATCGAAGGGATGGACAGCACTGGCCCGCCCGCGGCGAATGCAGGAATGCGCCCCGCGTTCATCTGATCGAGCAGCCCGGTACCGAACATCCGCACCGACTGCGCCGTCATCACGTACTCGCCGTTTGAGAGGCGCGCTACGATGCTGTCGCTGGTGCCGTTGCCTGGGCCGCTGATGTAGCCGCCAGTCGCATATCCAGCCTTGACGGCCTGGTTGTTTTCCTTGGCCGCGTTGGCAATCGCCTGAGCGAGTTGGTCCAAACGGAGGTGGCCGTTGGCGAGCTCGCCCAACCAGTAGTTTTTGCCGGCCGAGTCAGCGCCGCTAAGCCCGAGGACGTCCTTGTAGACCGAATCGATCAAGGTGCCGTTGGTAGCCGCAGAATTTGTTGCGCCCTTGCCGCCCATGCCAGCCAGCGACGCCACCACGGCCGCGTTCATGGCGTTCACAGCGTCCGTCACGCTCAGCACTGTGTTGTCCAGGCCGTTAAGGGCGTCCAGTTGCTGCTGCGCGAAGTTCAGCTGATCATCCAGGCGGGTCAGCTGATCTTGCAGCGTCTTGACCGTCTGCTCCGCGCTGGTCAGTTGCTTGCCATTCAGCTTGTTGAGTTCGGCCACGACGTTGGCCGTACGGCCTTGGTCGCGGTTGAAGTCCTCAAGTGATGAATACAGGTCGGTGTTGTTGTCGCTCACCGTATCCAGCGCATCGGTCAGCCCTTCATAGCCAGCCAGCGACCCGCCCGCACGAGCGATCGCCAGCGCGCTCTGAAGCGTGGCCTGGGCCTGGGAGCGAAGCGTTTTTACAGCTGCATCGGAGTCGCCACGTAAACTTTTCAGCGCTGCACTCAGGCCGCTGCTGATCCCGGTCAAATCACTGACACGTGTGTTGGCCGTGGCCAACATGTCATTGATCGACGCCTTTTGCGCGTTGATGGAGCGTTGCACAGCGCTAAACCCATCAGTTGCACCCTGAGTGAGTGCCGCCTGGAGGATCTTGTAAGCGGCGTCAGCGTCAGTGGCCAGCCCCATTAACGCATCCGCTGTCGCCTTGCCTGCAACTGTTCCCAGCTGCGCGGCGTAGACCATCTGCATGAACGCTTCGCGCGTGGCGGGTAGCTCCACTCCTAACGCCTTGAATTCATCCCGGACACCGGCAAGCTTGTCCGCAGACTTCTGCGCGTCAGAAGTGAACAGGTCGTAGTAATTGGCGCTTACCGCTGCTGCGGCATCGGCGGCTGCCTGCGCCGCCGCCTGTGCCGCTGTCGAGCGTTGCTCAAGGATGGTGTAAGCCGAGGCAGCGTTAGCAGCCAGAGACGTCAGCGTGACGAACATCTGCTGGCCCGCTTCCGTGGTGCGGTCGAGACCATCAACCGTGTCGCGGAAAGCCTGCCGTGTGTCCGGGAAGTCAATGTTGAGCCCGGCGAATTGCTTGTTGACGGCAGCCAGGACGTTGTCGGCTTTCTCGATGTCGGTGTAGAAGTTGTCGTAGTAGGTCGAGGCTGCGGCTTGCAGATTTGCCAGGCCACCGGCCATGGCCGAAAGCGATTCGGCCAACTTGCCGCCCGACACTGACGAGTCGTAGAGGGACATGTTCAGCGTGGTGAAAACGTCGTTCACGCCGTACAGGTTGTTCACGAACGCCGTAAGAGCCTCGAAGTTGTAGCCGTCCAGGCCGGTGCCCGTCGCGGTGTTGATTGCCGACGTCACAGAGTCAGCAACACCGGCAAACCACTTGGTGATCTCGGCCTGGATCTCGTCAGCAGTTTTGCCCTTGGTGCTGATCTGGGTGGCAGAGACGTTCAGGCCGTCGAGCACACCGTCGTTCAGTGTGACATTCAGCTTGTCGAACAGGTCGAACACCGCGCCCGTAGTGGCCGCGTAGCTGTCGTCCAGCGCCGCCTGAGTGTCAGAGTCGAGCGCCGAGTAGCGCGTGCGTTTCTTGTTGCTGCCGAACAGCCCGCCCTTTTTCTTCTGGTACTCAAACTGGGCGGCAGAGAGGTCCCCACCGGTAACGCCCAGCGACAAACCCTGATCCTTGGTCTGCCAGCTACCGCCGAAGATCGAACCACCCAGAAACCCACCCAGCGCAGAGCCAAGCACACCGCCCACCACCGTGCCCAGCGGGCCAACGAGAGAGCCCAGAGCGGAACCGGCGTAATAACCACCCACCGATCCGGCAGCGCCGGTCGCAGCGCCTTTCACCCCGGACTGGCCGTAGCCGTAGAGTGCACCGCCCACCCCCGCCAGCGTGCCGCCCAAGGCAGTCGCGCCGCCGGCCGCAGTGCTGATCAAGTTTCCGGAGCTATCCAGCATCACGCCGGCACCACCTTGCACACCAGAGCTGAACAGCCCACCGATTGCGTTGCTCAGGTAACCGCTGCCGCCGCTGATCGCGCCCTGAACGCCACCAAGGAAGCCTTGGCCGGCACTCCAACCGGCGGCCACAGCGCTGCCAAACGCTGAACTGCCGACGCTGAATGCGGTGCTGCCGGCATTCCACAGGCTTGCAAGGTCGAGACCGCCGGAGCCGCCGGCCGACCCGAACAGCCCGGAAGACTGCGCGGCGGCCGTGCCCACGCCCAGCGAGGCGCCGATTTGCACGATGATCGGCTTGGTGATCGCCATGTGCAGCATTTCCGCCAGGAACTGCCGGAAGCTGTCTTTGAGCGTGTCCATGAAGTTGCCGGACTTGCTCAGAATCGACTTCCACATGTCCGCAAAAGCGCCATCGATACGGTCTACCGCACCTTCGGTGAACTGGCCCCACGCGGTGGCCGCGCGCTGGTTTTGCTCGTACTCAACGCTCAGGCGGGCAATGGCATCTCGGTAGGCATCTGCATGATCCTTATCCAGATCCATCGCCTTGTTGAGCGCTTCCAGCTCTCGGGTGTAGTCGCGCAGCAGTTTGGTCTGCGGGTATAAGCGATCAACGATGCTGTTTGCTTCGTTGGCTTGCTCGAGGGCCTTGTTGTTATCCAGCTGAGCTTTGGTAGCCGCTACCAGTTGGTCATATTCTTTCGATCCGACGGCAATTTTCTTGCCGATCAACTCGGCCTGGACGGATTTGGTGACATTGAAAGCATCAACTGCAGCTTGGCCCTGCAGTGTGGCAACAGCCTCTTTTTTAAGGTTATCGATCTCCACTCCCATTTCGGCAGCACGCTTCATGACATCTTCGCGATCCTTCGCATCATGCATGGCGTTAACGGCAGCGGCGACCTGGTCATAGGCTTTCGAACCGGTTTTCAGAACCTCTGTTTCAATCTCCTGCTTGATGGTCAGATCACGGACGTTATCCGCCCCAGCCAGATAAGCATCGGCGATATCGTTCGAAGCCTTGGTCGCGATGCCAGATTTGGCCAGCAGATCCTCGAGAGCCTTTTTCTGTGCAGCCAAAGCCTGTGCGGCCTTGCTCGCAGCCTTGTCGACTCGCTTGTTCGCCTCTGTCGTGGCGTCCAATTGAGCGACGGCGGCATCCGCACGCTGGTCGGGCGTAGCCTTTGGCTTGGCCGGCACAACCGGCGCGGTTCCGCCGTTGGTCAGCAGGCTGTAACCCGTGAGGTTTTTCTGCGGCTGATTGGCCCCAAGTGCAACACGCGTCGCAGACACTACTGCAAAGTTCGCCGCCTGCTCTATCGCTGTGATTTGGCGTTTCGAGCTGCTTTCTGCTGCAGTGGCGGTGTCGTCAAATGCCTTTTTCTGAGCAGCTGCAGCCGCGTTCTGAGCGTCTTCAGCGGTATACAGGGCTACGAGCTGCGCCCTGAGACGAACCTTTTCCGCTTCTGCGCTTTGCTTGATAGCCTCCTGATATTTCTTCAGGGTGTCGGTCTGATCAGCAATGATCTTTGCCTGGGCCGCCTGTGCAGGAGTGGCGCCCATTTTTGCGGCGGTGTACGCAGCCTCGGCTGCAGCATTGGCACCCAGCAGATCGCGGGTCTTGGTCAATTGCTCAATGTACTTATCCCAAGCGACCTTGCTCGCGTCGGTCTGCCCGGAGTTTTGCTGCGCGACAGTTAGCTTATCGGTGTTAGTCGCGGCACCAGCGGCTGCCACACCGACAGCCCTGATCTTGTCTCCTGCGACTGCTGCCTCTTTCGTGCTCCCCGAGTATGCAGACGACAACTCGGTAAGACGCGCAATCTGCACGGGCAAAATGCTAGTGTTTTCCTTGGCCCAAGCGGTCACGCTATCCAAGGAACGCTTACCGTCTTTCACCTCAGCAATCATCTGCTGAAACTGCTGCTGATATTCCGAGCTGCCTTTGTTGACAGCACTCAGGCTCTGAATCGCCCTCACCGAATAATCATTCAGCGCGGATGCAGCAGCCTCCAGAGCCGTTTTTTGGTCTTTTTCCCAGTTGAGAATTTGAAAACGCTGCTGCTCGGCGCTCAACTCCTTGTACTTTTGAGTCGCTTGGTCCACTGACAAACCGTGATCGAGCAGCGCCTTGCTGGCTTTCTCCGTGCTGCTGCCGAAATCGATAAACGAAGCAGCGACAAGTGCGACAGTGGCGATCATGCCTACAGGGCCGGTCAGCAGGGCAAGCAGTCCGCCGCCTGCCGCCGACAGCCCGGCAATACCCCTTGACGCAACCGATGCGGCGGCAGCGGTTTTCTCAGAGGCCGCGACCGCTTCGTTTACGGCAAGGGTAGTTTCACCGTACGCACCCGCTGCCGCCGCCCTGCGCTGGTACGCTGCTTGGATCTGCGCGGAAGTGGCGACCGAGGTCTCGGCCAGCGCTGTTTCTGCCGCTCTCACCTGGTTGGTAATAGCGATTTCAGACTGGCGCAGCTCGACAATACGGGCAATGGATTGCGCACGCCCAGTATCAGTAATCTGAGCACGCAGGCGCTGTTCTTCCAGACCTCGCTCGGCCACCAGTGCAGTCTGGACGGCCTGCAGGTTAGCCACCTCGGACGCCTGGCGGATGCGATCGGCTGCGACCTTTTGCTCGGCCGTTGCCAGTTCGACGTTGGCACGCTCGAGCATGGCCTTGGCATCGGCCTGGCGCGATTGGGCGGTCAGAAGAGTTTGAGCGGCAGACGCAGCATCGGCGCGCACGGCTCTGTCTGCTGCGATCGTCGATTGCGTCAGCGCGGCGGCTTGCTTGATAGCGGCGGCCGTAGAGGCGAGGAAGGCAACTAGCGATTGCTCAGCGGCCAGCACCAGACGTGCGCCGATCACGATGGCGAGCTTTTCGGCAACACTCGTCACTCGATCCACAGTATCTGCAAGCGACGCCCCGTCAGCCGATACCGCGTCCAAGCTCTTCGAGACCGAGGTCAACACACCCGAAAGCTTCTGGCTCACACCCGAAGTCTGGTCCAGCTTGCCAATGAGATTGGTCGCCGAGTTGTCCAGCTTCGTCATGCCCTGGCTGACGGTGCTCTGCATCTTGCCGAACAGCTCATTCACGGCACCGGCCTGGGCCTGGAGCGCTTTCACAACCGAATCCGCAGTCAGCTTGCCGGCAGCGCCCAGCGAGCGCAAAGCGCCCACGGAAACGCCCATGCCCTTCGCAATTGCCTGAGCCAGCGCGGGAGCCTGCTCCAACACTGAGTTCAGCTCTTCCCCGCGCAGCGTGCCCGACGCGAAGGCCTGGCCAAGCTGGATTAGGGCGGCGTTGGCAGACTCGGTCGACGCGCCACTGATGACCATGGTTTTACTGATCGTCTCGACGATACCGGCCACGCCCCGGCCGGTCAGCTTCAGCTCCTTCTGATTGGTGGCAATCCGCTGATACAGCTCGGCAGTAGCTGTCAGAGGCTGACCTGAGCGCTGAGCGATATCGAACACGGCATTCTGCGCCGCAGTGAATTCAGCCGCGCCCGTGGTGACCAGCTTCAGCCGGTTTGCGATCGTTGTGTAGGCTTCGGCATGCTTCAGCAGCTCGGTGATACCAGCGGTACCGACCACACCAGCAAGCGCTCCTTTGAGAATGCCGGCGGCGGCCTGGGCGCTCGCGCCAGCCCGGTCGAAGGCACTGTCTACGCGGCCAAGCTGCGAATCGATTCGCCCGGCCACTTGGGCAACCGTAGTGTCAGCCTTGGCCATTTCTTGGCGAAGCTGCGCTGTGGTTGCCTCAAGCCGGATGAGCATCCCGCGAACTTCTTGACCTGCCATTCACTTTTCTCCGGGCGAAAAAAAACCCGCACCTAGCGGGGCTACTTAAAAATAAAACATTGCCATCGAAGACCGAGGATCAGGGTATGTGGGACAAGCTCACATTCCCCGAATCTGAGCTTTGATTCGCTTCCGCTTTTCCTCTGGCGTTTCATCTGCGGGGGGCGCTTGCGGCCCGGACTGTGATCCTGGTCCACCGAAAGGGTTGGTGTTGCGCAAAAACTCAACCTTACAGTCCCATGCCATCAGGATTTCGGGGACTGCTGCAGACCAGGCGACGTCCGGGGTCCAGCCTAGGCAACCGGTTGCTATGCCAAAAAGCTCATCGACATAGCTACCGTTACCCGCCCGTCTTACTTTTTTGCCTTGTCGGCAGCCGCTTCGGCTTCGGCCAACTGGTCAGCGGTTTTTGCGGCCGGGTTCAGCAGCGCGCTCAGGTACTCGATCAGCGTAGGCGTGACACTGATGATGCCCGCCTGGTAAATGGCTTCTTCCAGTTCTTCCTGAGCTGATGGCTTAAGTGCCAGGCCCGCGCCAGCAACGACGACCTGAAGGATTGCCGACAGGTTAAAACGTTGCACTTCCTGCATCGCAGGGAGAATGCCGCCCAGTGCGCGCTCGATTTTTTTCACAGCCTTGAGATTGAACGCGAGGGTGTAGGACTCATCGCCGATGAAGAGCTCAACGGTGCCGTGGTCAGTCTTGGAAATGGACATTGATCAGTATTCCTAATGGGAAGAAATTTGGAACAAGCGCCGCGCGTACGGCGCCTGGGTATTGCGGCGATCTTGCGGCTCTAGGCGGTTGCCGACGCTTCCTGCTCGTAAATCGCGGAGTTGATCGCGATCGAGACGGTTGTCTTGCGAATCGCTTCGGCAGTGCCGATCTGTTTGCGGAAGGTCAGCACCTGGCCGGTGTAGAAATCGGCCTCGCCATCGCCGTAGTCGATTTGAACGGCGTAGTTGTCATCGCTACGCTGGGCCGCCTTGACGGCTTTCTGGCCGGCGTCGGTCGGGTCGGAACCGAGGGTGATTTGCTGGGTGCCGGCGTCGAAGGTGCCTTTCACCTTGCGCTTGCGGCGGTTGGCCAGCGCGGTGAAATCAGAGGTGCTGGCCTCGTCGCCAATCTCGCCGGCGTCCTCGACTTCGCCGACTTCGACATAGGTCAGCGCCTTCAGGGCGGTCAGGGCAGCAGCACGGCCAGCGTCGTCTTCGCCATAGGTGGTGTTGTGGGCCGGGCCGATCAGAAATCGAATACCGGCGGAAGTGGTGATTGACATGGATGCCCTCCAGAGAGCGAGTGGTTTTTAAGCAATAAAAAACCCGCTCGATGGCGGGTGCTGGTGTTGCTCAGGGGTGTCAGTGTTGGGTGATGATGCGAAGGGTCACCGACCCCATGTAAGTTTTGCCGTCAGGCTCTCGGTTCGTCTCCGTGCGCACTACGCGAACCGATACGGCCGTGCCGGTGCTCAACGGCAGTGCCACCTCGTCCAGCGCATCGGCGATCTGGCCATTGATGCGTTTCACCTCGGCTTGCCCCTGATAATTCGACCAGACCGACAAGTAAAACAGGCGATTCTCACGCTTCTTGCCGCTGATCGGCGTGGTGTTGTCGGTCACCTCGTAGTCGAGGGTCACGTAGGGATACGGGGTTCCCTCCGGGACGGCGTCGAAAACGGGCGCAGTGAGAGAAGCCGATAGCCGTTCGAACAGCGCTTTTTGTAGCGCCAACCCCGGGTCACTCATGCACCCTCCGCTGCCTTTCGCAGTGTCGATTCAATTGCTCGGCTGATGATGATCACGATCTGGTCCCGGTTCATGTCGTAGGACGGTCTGAGCCAGGGATGCGCGGGCCGGGCAGCTACGGTGTGATCGCCTCTCACGTACTGCTTCGTGCCGTACTCAAGGAACCTCCCGTAGAAGAAGTGCCGGTTGTCCTTTTTGCCCCTGATACCGACCTGCGCGTCCAGGCCGCTTTTCGAGACAAAGGCCTCAAGCGCCTCCTCGATCTCGCCAGTGTCCCGCGGAATCAGCCGTTGCTGCGTGGCCAGCACCAAGTCAGCTGCTTCAACCATCGCCGGACGCAGGTCGCTTTCCATTTCGTTTCCAATCCGACGCAGAAGCCCGCGCAGCTTGAAATTCCCCTGGATACTTGAGCGCCGGGACATGATCAGGCTTTCCCTTTCCCGCGTTTTGGCGGCTTCGGCAGTGCTACATCGTCGGCCGGGGCTGGGTCAGCATCAGAACGCTCGACTAGGCCGCGTGCAACCAGGGCATCTGCCTCAGCTGCATTGACCGTAAATTCTGCGCCAGGGTTTTTCCAACCCTGCGCGGTGGACAGACGGGCCAGTGCTTTTACTTTCATGATTCACCTCGTGGACGAGTATCGTTTGAGCACAGCAGCCGGAGCATGGAGCGCTCGTTATCAGGAAGTGCAGCTTCAATCAGGTAGGTGAGCCCGGAATTGATTAGACGAACGCCTGCAACCAGATCTGAGGCAGGCCTGACGCGAATCTCGGCAGTCACAACCGCCGTGACCTGTTCAGCAACGACAGACGCCCGTCCCGTAGGAATGGTGATCTCGGCCCAGATACTGCGAACCTCCGTCCACCCTTCCTGATAGCCACCCATCCCGTCTGCCACACGCGTCTGTTTGTGCACAGCACAACGGTGGCGCAAGGGGCCGGCACGCATTCACACCCCCCAACCAATGCGATAGGGCATCAGCAGTGCGCGCGAGCCCATAGGAAGTTCGCTGATGCTAGTGCCCACAACCACGTCTTCGCGGTTTGCGTACAAGCTGCCCAAAATAAGCAGGCACGCGGCCCGAATGGATGGATTGATCAGCACCGGATCGGCGCCGGCCGTGCCATCCAGTACCGCGCTGTCCAGCGATTGCGCGTCGCCGTAAAAGCGCCGGTTCATGAACTGCGCCGCGCTGTCCTCGGCGGCCGCCAGCAGCAGCTCGACGTGTTCGCGGTCATCGTCCTCTGCGCGCACGTGCTGCATGGCCTGGTCGATGGGAATGGCGTTCATGTCAGGCCTTTGGCTTCTTGTCGGTAGCCAGGCCGGCAGCGATCAGCGAAACCGCATCATGCTTCGGCGACTTGTAACCCGCCCCACCAGCACGGCGCACTTCTTTGCCGTCCAGGTAACTGCGCAACGGGTAAATAGTGATTTCGCCTTGGTCAGCGCTATCGTCATCGGCTTGCACCTGATCGGCGGTGCCCGGTGTGGCCACGACGTTGTTCGCAGTATCGGCGGATTGCACCGCGCCGGTCTGAGTCCCTGCTGCGACGTTACTATCCGCTACCACGGCAGCGCCTGCCGTATTTGAGGCGGGTGCCGTGGCCGGCGGGGTAGCTGCAGCGGCTTCAGCCGCCGCCGTAGCAGGCGCCTTGGGCGTATCGCTTGAGCTTGTACGAGCCATGTTCATCTCTCCTGAATCAACGAGGCCGCCCGCAGGCGGCGCTCTCTGGGAAGGTTAAGCGGCTGGGGTCAGCGCGCCGGTGACGAAGGCTTCCGGACGGTACACAGCGAAGGCCAGGCGCTCTTCGGCGCGGATGGTCACCATGTTGTTCTCGAAGTCCTTGTCGTTCTCGGTCGAAACGAGTACTTCGATGCCCATCCGGTCGTAGATCTGCGCGGCCAGGCTGAAAGCACCGACCAGAAACTGGTCTTGAACGATGGCCTGGGTTTCCACCACGGGCAGGTTCCACAAGCGCGGCGCGGTGCCCTCTTGCGGCTTGCCGATGATGTAGCGCCCCTCGCCGTCTTTAAGCAGCTCGATGGCCGCCCAGTCGATTGGGTTCAGCACGATACCGGTAGACGGGAACTCGGCCAGCATCGCCTGCAGCAGCGCCAGACGAATCCGGTCAATACGCTGAATGGCCTGAACTTCGATACCGGCAGGCGGCGCGTAGCTCTGGGCCTGCGGGATGATCCCTTTCAGGTTGTTGCCCGTGCCGTTGCCGTACAGCAGTTGCGCTTCCTCGGCCAGCAGCAGGCCGTAGCGCGCCCGGGCGTCGATGTAGCTCTGCAATGCCGAGGCGTCGTCCAGGATCTGGCGGCTGCCTTTGAACAGGTGCGCGATGGTCCGCACGTTCGCGTTTTCCAAGCCGAACTTCAGTTCGCTATACGGCTTGGCCAGCCCTTCGCCCACAATCGCGGCATTGTTGGTGAAGCCAGTTTCACGCACGTATTCGACTGCGTTGCTGTCGGTGGTACCAGGGGCAACCAGATCGCGGATGGTCAAACGGCGCTGAGGCGCCAAGACGATGCCGACGCGCTCGGTTTGAACCAGAGCGCCGCCGGAGGTCGGCACGGAGGTAATCGCGGCGCGGGGCACGTCCACACGGCGCGAGCCACGGAATGAGCTGTTGACGCCCTCTTCCGCCATCTTCGCTGCGACGAGTTGCCCCGCAGACTGCTGCACTTCCGGCTCATGCCGCTTGCCAGCGTTGACCAGCTTCTGCTCGGCGTCCTGCATGCGCGCCTGCAGCTCGCCCTGCTTGAGCAACAGTTCGTCAACCTTGGCCCGGGTTTCAGCCTGCATTTCGCCGGAAGCTTTGATTTCCTTTTCGGTGCGCTCGGCATAGGTCTTGATCTGATCGCCTACGGCTTTCAGGTCGGCTTGGGTTTGCTTCTGAGAAGCTTCAATTGCGGAAAGATCTTGCGGCATGGTTTCGTCCTTTCAGAAATGAAAAAACCGCCACTCGGGCGGTTGGAAGTCGGTTGCGGTTTCAGTCGTTTAGCAGCCGGGAATGAGGCTCCGGAGTGCCGACGCCTGGTTTGCGGTTTCTTCAAACGCGGATACATCAAGGGCAGCGCGAGGCATGCCCGGCACGACAGCGCGAGGCGTGTCGCCGCCAGCAGCGTTATGCGTGCTGGTCTTGATTTCGGAAATGAGCTTGCGGCGCTCACTGCGAGGCATGCCGGACTTGGCCAGCGCGGCATCAAGCTTGCGGGCAGAATGCGCCTGTGCGCCGTCATCGCTCGGCGCCTGCTCAACCTCGGCGGCCGAGATCAAACCGGTAGCGAAGCCCTTGTCGACGGCATTCGCGCCGTTCATGTAGGTCTCGGCATCGAGCATTTTTTCCACTGCCGCCTCATCCTGGCCGCTGGTGTCGGCGTACAGGCTGATCATGGCGCGGTCGAACTCTTCCATCGTGTCGGCAAGTTCGCGTATGGCGTGCCGGTTGCCCGCGAAGTACGTCCAGCAGTTGTGGATCATCAGGAACGCAGTCTTGGCGACCTCACGCTTGGCGCCCGCCATGGCGATGACCGACGCGGCCGAGGCTGCCAGGCCGAGCACCTTGATGGTGACCTCCTGAGAGTGCTCCAGTAGGCGGTTATAAATGGCGATGCCTTCGAACATATCGCCACCGGGGGAGTTGATGTAGACCGTGACCGGCTTGTCGCCAATGGCGCGCAGCGCCGCGTCGACGCGCTTGAGCGTTACGCCCTCGCCGTACCAGTCTTCACCGATGATGCCGTACATGGTGATGGTGTCCGTACCGGCTTCCAGCGCTGCGCGCAGGTCCGGATTCCACAGATCGAGCGCGCGCGGGCTCAGCTCACAGTTGAAGCTGCGAGCGTTGATGTTCAGCGGCATGGTTACTCCTGGTCCTGGCCGAGCCAGTTTTTCAAAGCGGCCTGAGCGGCCTGGGCATCGCTGGATTCGCCCAGCTTGTCGATGGGCGTCAAATTGGTTTGAACGGTCAGCACGCCGGCGTTACCGCCATGACGCGGCAGGTTCTCTTTCACCCGGCATTCGTCGCGCGTCATGATCCCGTTTTGGGTCATTTGGCTATACCAGGCCGAGCGCCCGGCGCTATCTGCCTTGAGAAAGGCCTCCAGCGAGAATTCCGCGTAGTACGTCCGGCGATCCACAGGTGTGAGCAACCGTTTGTTTACGCATTGCTGGATCTGACTGGTGACTGAGCTGATGCAAAAGGTCAGGAACGCGATCATCTGCTGCTCAAGCCCGGTCCCCCAGTTACTGCCCGAGTCGGTTTTACCCACCATCCATGGTGGTACGCCGAACCATCGGCAAATTTCTTCAATACTATGACCCCGCGACTCCAGCAGTTGCGCATCTACAGGGTTGATGCCGATGGTTTCAGCCTTGACCCCCTGCTCAAGTACCGGCGATTTCCCGGCGTTCATCGCGCCGGAAACGGTCTTTACGTACTCCCTGAATTCGTCGCGCTGGTCAGGCTTGAGAATGCGGTCCACGCTGAAAGCAACCGTTGGCAGAAGTCCGTTCTTGAACGTCCCATTCGCCGCGTCGTCCGCCGACATCGCCGAACCGAACACGTCGGCGCCGAACCGAATTGCCGACATGCCAACTCGACCATCGATGCTGAACGCCGGAATGTGCAGCATGTCCACCCGCGCAATCTGCCTACGTGGTCCTTTCTTCGGGCGATACCAGTACTCCAGACGCCCATCGTCATCGACTTCGAGATCTACCCGCGAGGGCATCAGGAAGTCCAGGGCAATCACCCGACCACCGGCCCGGTGAATCTCGCAATAGGCGTTGCCCCAGAGCAACATCGACGCAACGACCGCCTGCCAAAACTGGAAGGCCGTCATGTCTTCATTAGGGCTGTTGTGGATGACGTCGTATAGCGAGAAGTCGCGTGCATCCTCTCGATCACCATCGGACTTGCGCCGGTAGATCCCAAGGGGAAGCCCGGCAACCGAGGTTGAGATGATGCGCACGCATGCCCACACAGTGGACAGACGCATAACATTGTCGACGTTCACTGCTTTGCCGGAGCTGGACTGTCCACCAAGCCACGATCCCCAGAACCCTCCATCGCTCAGGCGTATGGCCTTTCCGGTCCAGTCGCCGAGCGACTTCATCGGCTTGGCTGCTGCCCTGCCGAGAACCAGCGAAAGAGATTTATTCACCGGCTAATCCTTTCTTGATGAAGCCTGAAATCATGAACATCGAAACGGAAGCAGCGATCAGTGCCCAGCCGCTGCCGAACAGCGTGAATACTCCGCCGACCAGCAGGCCAAATCCGCAAAGCGCTGCAAGTATGAAAAACATCAGTGGCAAGCTCATGCGATGATTGGGTTCCGAATTGAGTCCATGAATGATTCAGTCGTGTTTTGCGCTGCATCTACGAGCACTCGACCGATCGCCATAATCAGCGCCACCGCGCCGTCGATCTTGTTGTCGTCGCCCTGTTTGATGGGACGGACAACGTCGTTGTTACCGGGCAGGTTCTTGCCGATCACGTTCGCCACACACCAGGTCATGATCGGGTTTCCGTCATGATGGAATCGCCCCGACTCAATCGCCGCCTCGAGCTCTTTCATCGGGTCGGACATGTTGGTGTAGTTCTGGGTGATGGTGATCGGACTGAATCCCTCGTCGTCGAGTTCGTGGCTCAAGCCTGTCGCCCCGAACGGGTCGATGGGTGACTCCCGGAGCGGCGCGTGGTGGTTCGCTTCCTTCGTGTCCTCCAGAATTTCCCGGTAATCGATCTCCGCCCCGTCAGTAACGTCCAGATGCTTGGAGTTGATCCACGCCTGGAATCGCTCCGACATGCGCTTGTTGTCGGTGTTGTAGGCCGTGTCGTATGGCACCCAGAACTTCGGAACGACGCTGTAATAGTGGATCTTGCCGTCAACCACGCGCCAGAACAGACGCGCCCTGGAGTTCATGTCCAGCTTGCGCGCCAAGTCGAAGCCCGCAATCCATTCCTGACCCTCGAACTGCTCGAGCGTAAGCGAGGTGTCCTCGCAGGCCTTCCAGCTTTTCATGTTGAAGAAGCCGGATTTCGCGCTCACCCACAGGTTCAAATGCTTGGTTTTGAACGTGTTGGTGAACCGTGCCGAGCGGATCGCCCGGGCCTGCTGACTTTCGAGGTATTCCTGGAAGACCGAGATCCCGTGATTGGGATTCGCCTTCGCCAACATTTTTGGGTCGGCCCAGTCATCACCCTCGTCGAGCGTCCAGATGTATCCGAACAGCTCGTCATCAGGAACCGTGCCCTCCAGCATCTCGATGACTTGGCGGCGCTTGTCGTAGCAAGGCCCCTCGATGTCCGCGCCCGCGGTGGTGATGATGAACATCAGCGGCTGGCGCCTGGCGCCCATGCCGGTGAGCATGGTGTCGTACTGGGCCGAGGTTCGGTGTTCGTGGTATTCATCGACGATGGCGCAGCTGGGCGACGCACCGTCACCCGGATCACCAATGAGCGGTTCAAAACGGCTGAAGTCTGCGGGGATGTTCATGTTCGAGGCGTTGACCTCGATACCTGCCGCCTGGATGAGCAAGGGCGATTTGCTGACCATCAGCTTTGCCGGGCGAAACACTTCCCACGCCTGCTTCTCAGTGGTCGCACCGGAGTAAACCTCGGCGCCGAACTCTGCGTCAGCTACAAACATGCTGATCCCCACGCCGGCGGCGATCACGCTCTTGCCATTCTTCCTCGGAACCTCCCAATAACTCTCGCGGAAGCGCCGGTGACCACCTTTCTTACGTACCCATCCAAAGGTGACGGCCATGCCGAAAAGCTGCCAGGGCTCAAGCGTGATCAGCTGCCGTTTGAAAGCCCACTCCCCCTTGGTGTGGGGCAGCAGTTGAATCAGTTTGAGCTTTTTCTCGGCCTTTGCCGGATCGAATTTGAACTTGAAACTGCCCTTGCGGCTCGCCGCCACTTCATCGAAATGCCGCTGCACCGCCTGATGAATGTACCGGCACGCCGGCACCCGACCGCGCAAGACAGACCTCGCCCACGCCATCGCCTTGTCGACGTTGGTGTGAAGGGCCTTTGGCATCTATGAACTCAGTAGTTGGGCAAATTCGTTGGTGGCTTTTTCCTTATTCCCGCCAATCAGGCGGCTTCGGCTTGCAGGGTCCAGCCCAAGCATTGAGCCGAAGGTCACCATCTGGCGCATCGATTCGTTCGCAGCGGTCAGCGCCGGATTTTTCATCGGGCTGCCTTGGGCTGACTCCACGACGATGCCGAACTGCTGCACTGATTCTTCGGCCATCCGCCACTTGTCGTAGGCGGTGCAAAACGCTTCGACGTTGTGCAGATCGGTCAACGCGATCACATGTTCTCGGAGCAATTCGGGAACCAGCATTTTCCACATCGTGGCCGCCCGCAGACTTAGCCAATCCGGCGGATCAATATCTTTCGTGACCTCAGAAAACTTCGGCTCGGCCGTATTTAACGCACGCTTGCCAGGATTTCCGGCCAGTGCTTTCTTGGCCGTCGGCTTGGGTTTGCGACCACGGCCGGCGACCGTGGCGGTGCCTCCCATCGCGCAACTCCTGAACTTTTAATTTCGCGGGTGTGAAAATCCAGTTCGGGGGACGGTGTCCGGTGCAAAGGCTCCAAACTTTCGACCCGCCCCGCCCCAAAATGGTGCAACCTATTGATTTATCGAACATTTCATGCATTTTGCACGAATCGCGGCGCCCTCCCCGCCCGTGCCTCGCGCTTGGTCTTCAATTCGTGGCAGTCGTGGTTGATGGCGCGGAGATTTGACGGTTCATCGTCGCCGCCTTGCGACAAAGGCACGATATGATCCACTTCGTGAGCGGGGCGTACCCGGTCTTGGGCCTTGCAGTCATCGCACTGGCAAATGTAGTGATCGCGCTTCAACACCTGATCCCTAAGACGACGCCATGGACGGCCGCCACGACCTGAGCCCTTACGATTGGACCATGCCTTATCGAGGTAGGCATGATCGTCGCAGTATCTGGAATTTCGGGTAAGCGCATTGCAGTCGAGCGCATTACACGGCTTTTGCGGACGGAGCGGCATCAGGTCTCTACCGCGATCTTGATCATCGCCATCAGAGCTCCGATCATCGACTTGTCTGAGTGCCTGGCAATGGCAATCACCTGGGCCTCAGCCTTCGCGACTTCCGCCTGATCCTCTACCGACATCTCGCTGACCATGCCTTTAAGCTGGTAGTACTCCGCCTTGTCACTCATCAACAGCCTCCTTGGGCTCGACGCGGACATCACCCATTACAACGGTCTCGTCGATGTAGTCGGTGCCCGGCAAAACTCGAAGCGGATGGGTAGCGATCACCGCAATACCGAGCTTGGTATCGGCATAGGTGACATCGCTACACTCGGCGCCATCAATGAATACATGGCGCGGACCTCTACCATCGCCGGGAGTGTGGACATGCTCCTGCCTGAAGTAGTCAGCCTCTGGCTTGACGCTATTCATTGTTGGTCAACCGCTTCAGCTGCTCAGCCAGCAGTGAGTCGAGGTGTAGGCTCAGACGCTGGTAGATGAGTGTCGGCCCGCTACCCAGCAAGCGCGAAGTCTGCAGCGCGCTGTCTCGCTCATCCCGCATTACTCGCGCGGTCGACTCGATGGCCTGCTCCAGCGGATCGAACATGAAGCTCATCGGCTCACCCTGAATCGCTTCAATCTTGTCGATCGCCGATGTCAGTTCAGAAGTGTCGATGCTCACCTTCATATCGCCGTTCTTGCTGGAATCGCGAGAGCCCTTCTCGCGCAAATTGAAGATGGTGTCAGCCACGTTCGGTTTGCTGCCCGGCGAGCCCATGAAACGTTCGAGCGACAGCTCATGAGATGTCACCTGCACGTGCTGGCCATATTCGCTGTGAAGCGCCCGGTCAATCAATTCCAGAACATGCGACTTACCAGAGCCCGTCGCGCCAATGACAACGATCTCGATTACTTGGGTCATGGGATTCACTCAACAGAGCAGTTCGGCCACTTGCACCGAGCCACAGCCAGCGCACGTGCGTGGTCGTGGTCTTCCTGCATGATCATGGGGAATGGTGGATAGCTGGGTACTGAGACAAGCCAAGATCGTTTAAGCATGACGGGCGTGATCGCCGTGTACCTGCTCCCTCATCATGCAGGCCCAGGCATAAGCCTCTTCTGGGGTGTCAAAAGCCTTGGAGATCACCTTGCCGTTGAGATTGACTTCGCCGCGCGGCCGCCCTCTTCCCCGCACACTCACACCCTTTAATCCAAGACGGCTATTGCGCTGCCTGGATTTGTTCATTTGGTTCTGAGAGTTCGTCACCTCTCTCAGGTTGGCGATCCTATTGTCGTCCCGGTTGCCGTTGATGTGGTCGATCATCGTCGGATGGTAGCCGTGAACATATAGCCAGACGAGCCGGTGAACCATCATGGTTTTCTTTTCGATACCGATCTGCCGGTAGCCGTGATTATTCAAACTTCCACACACCGCTCCAGCCCGCACCCTCTGAATGGCTTCACGCCAGTGCATTAGTCCAGTTTCCGGGTCGTAGCTAACCAACTCCCGCAGCCTCTCGGCAGTTATTAATTTCTTCATCGAAATCTCCGCCGCCACGAAACGGGCGCATCTGAATTTGTGGCGCGGGTTACTTGCTCTTGCTGCGTTGGATCTGCGCGTCGACCTGGTCGGCACACGTGTCGAGCAGGTTGATGGCCCGATCCTTCAGTGCCCAGAGATCCCCATTCAGCGCCAGGTCATCGTCACTG